GCAACACAGGATACAGTTATAACTAATGGCTAAACAACCACTCAATATTTCAGAAGAAGCAGCCGTGCAAATGCCGATGAAGACGGTAGCCTCGTTGATCGCGATGGTCGCGATTGGAACATGGGCTTACTTCGGTATCATTGAGACTCAAAACAAAATTTTAACACAAGTAGAACTAATGTCTAAAGACTTAACGGAGAATACAGAATTCCGGATCAAGTGGCCCCGGGGCCAGCTGGGCAGTTTGCCAGCAGACTCTGAGCAATTTATGATGATCGAGGATTTATATAAGACCACCGATAAGTTAAATGCTCATATTGAGTCAATGGCATTAAACAAAGTTAATATAGAATTTTTAAGAAAACAAATGGATAAAGTTTTAGAGGACATTGAGAAATTAAAAGATGCAAATAGAGATATGAAATATAATGGAAATGGAGGTCATCAATGATTGAAACTGTAGTAGCATTATTGATGTTTGTAAACGGAGAGATCAAAGAGCACCTTGTACAGCCTAAAGGAATGGCACAATGCCTTCGTGGGAAACGCCACGCTGAAAGAGAGTATTCAGAATCTGTATCTTACAAATGCTATAAAGGTAAAGCGGAAGTAGAATTATACAAAGGAAGAAAATATATTAAGGCATTAATCCTTGAATAAAAAAGCATACGCATTTTTTCTTAAGAAAAACAGGCCTAAAAACATAGTCGCTCAACAATTAAGTGATGGACGTTATCAACCTCGTGTGGTAAAATCTAAGAAAGTTTATGACCGAAAAAAAATTTTTAAAATTCAACGCGGAAGTAGTGACGGGGACTTGTCCGATGTGTGAAATGGACACTATGTTAGTATCTATTACACCAGATTTTTATAGATGCATTACGTGTGGTAATGATTTAAGACAACACATTAATGGAAAAATAAGTTATATTCCTGCAGTTGCAGCTGGTGATAAAATAGAGTTAGTAACAAGGGATAAATAAAAGGAGAAACCAAATGGATAGATCAATTAAAGGACACAGTCCAATTTTAAGACAGGGATACAAAAAAGGTGGAACTGTTAAAGTAAGAGACATCAATAAAGATGGTAAAAAAGAAGGTTGGGAAGTAGCTAGAGCTAAAGGAATGGCTAAAGGAATGGGAGCACGTCTTGAAGCTAAAGAAGGTGGTAGCGCTTACCACACAACTAAAGATGGACGCAGAGTTAAGAAAGGTTTGTATTATTATATGAATAGAGCCAAAAAAAGAGGCACTAGCAGACCAGGTAAAGGCACTGTTTCTGATAAAGCATTAAAACAATCTGCTAAAACAGCTAAGAAAAAATAATGCCAGGTGCAGCTTTAAGAGGATTGGGTAGAGCCTACATGGCCAGTGGTGGTAAAACACCAGCATGGCAACGTAAAGAAGGTAAGAATCCTTCTGGTGGTTTAAATAAAAAAGGTGTTGCTTCTTACAGAGCAGCTAACCCAGGATCTAAACTTAAAACAGCTAGGACAACTAAGCCATCTAAATTAAAAAAAGGATCTAAAGCTGCAAAAAGACGTAAATCTTTCTGCGCGAGGATGACCGGAATGCGTAAGAGACAAAAAGCTAGTAATAATACAGGACAAGATAGACTATCCAAATCATTAAGAAAATGGAATTGTTAAATGGCTAAAAAGTCTCAATTCGGAGTTAACTTATACCATAATCAAAAACCTCGTAAACGGCCTGGACGTCATACTAAAAGCTTAAATAAGCATAAAAAAAGACAGAAAAAAAATAACGGAAGGCCTTGACAATAATCCCTAGATATCCTATATAGGATATATGAAAGAAAAAATAATAACAATAAGTAGTAAAAATATTAGTCCTAAACAATGGTCTGTATTACTATTAGAATTAAATATACTTAGGAAAGCATGGAAACCATATGCTAAATTAGAATTAGCAGCTCCTGGTCTTAAGAAAATTATAACTAATGGTACAAGGAGATACGATGCAAAAAAAGATTGATGAATTAGCAAATCTTTGGAATAAAACTAAAGATCCTAAATATAAGGATGAATGGTATAAACATATAAAGAGGTGGGCTGATGGACATGATAATTCTAACAGACGGAATGTATCATCTGGTTCCAGTAACAAAAGAGATACTGGAATCTATAAAGTTATTTGATGACACAGTTATGTATGCTGATTTGTGTGAGATATTAAGAATTAAATTAAGCACATACTACGATTATCCTATCAATCGTCATGTCATGAATGATGGTAGTGGAGATTTTTTTGGGTGTATATGGAAATAGAATTATAAGACCGTTAGTAGGCGTCCAAGTTCTGCAGTAACTGCGTTCCACTGTACGTTCGCGATGACCTGAAAGGGTAGCAACGAAAGCGGCGCCTTCTACGTTAGTACGTGCACGGAAAGCGTAGGGGCCGAATGAATTATGAAAGGAGGACAATGACTGATCAAACTAGATGGGGTATAGATTTAGTGCAACAACGAAATAAACAAAAAGCGTTTGAGCAGCAGAAAGAAATGAGAGAAGAAATAAAAAAATATATTTCTGACTGTAGCGTATTTCATTTACATAAAATGTACGATGAAATGAAACGATTACAGGACCGATAATCAAGCCCATCCCGAGAGGGAAATAAAGGGGATAGGCTATTGTGGTGAGAAGACTATCAGATTAACACAGTCTTGCCACATTTGTCAAGTTTCTTGAATTCCGGCACAACTAAACGTAATAGATATTCTATGTTTATTAACTTCTTCTGGTCCTATCTCTTTAAGTTTTCTAGCAGCTTCTTCATAGCCTGCAATACTACAATCATAACCACTGTCAAATTTAACAGGCCATTCATAAGTCGGCATGCAAGCACCGCTTATATAGCTACACATAGTTAATAATAATATAAATTTCATCTTGACAATCTATTAATTCATCCTATATAATCATCAGAAATAAATGAAAGGAAATCATGACTGATATAACTAAATATAGAAACGTTTCGTTAACACACGAAACATACAAGACTTTGATTAGTTTGTCGAAGGTTTTATTGCCCGACGCAAAGTTATCAATTAGTAAAACCATTGAGCAAATAGCAAATGAGAAAGCGAAGAAGTTAAATGGAAAAATTAAAAAAGCATAGAGTTAAATTAATGTTTTGTCCTACTTGTAAGGGCAATGGCTTTTTAAAAGTAGGCACTGAAGAAGGAGAATCTATTCATCAGTGTTGGGACTGTGATTCGGAAGGAGAATTTTATGTACATCAGCCCGAAACTAATCTTGTTTTTGACGATGTTAATCTGTCTTCAGATGATGATTATAAGTTAAATTAAGATGGAGCAACAATATTTTATAAAATATTATTCTAAGTCTGATGGTAAACATGTGACAAGACCATACGACCCTCATCCCGATAATCAACATGAGTTTGTAGCAAGAACTGGAAACTTATGTAAAAGATATTGGGATAAGAGTAAAGAAGGATTGCGCACGGCTAATGCACCATGGACCATTATAAAAAAGAATGAGAAATAATACTTCTATCTCTCGTCAATTAAGAGAAAAGATATTAGCTCTTAAAGGTTCTAATATGTCTTATCGTGAAATGAGTGAAGAGATAGGATGTTGCAAGTCTACTATACATTATCATTTAACACCTGGAGCAGCCGAAAAAATAAAAAAACGTTCTGGAAGAGAAGAGTGGAGGTCGGTATGGAGATTTTGTTACGAGCCTAAAAAGAAGAAGAAACCATTAAAATATAAAATAGATACTTTGCTTCGAAAAAAATTTAGAGCTTTTTTATATGGAGCAACTAGAAAAAATCAAACAAGGAGAAATAAGATGGGGTTAAAACATAAAACCACTAAAATATTCCATGTACTAGCTAAACTGTGGCCTGGAATAGTTAAGGAAAATCAAGTGTTTCACGCAGTTAATCAATGGACTAATAAAAAAGATTATTATCCGGATGGTAAACCGATTATGACGCCATATGTAAGATGTAAACTAACGGATGAAATTATTAATGTAAAAGCTAATACGACTCACTGTGACCATATTAATGGTGATCCTAGTGATAATAGTGTAGAGAATTTTTCTGCTACTCATGGGTGGGCCAATCAAATGAAGGGTGATGCACCTAATTATGATGTACTTGAAAAAAGACTTGAAACTATGTTAACAACTATTAAAAAATATAAAAACAATGAGTAAAAAAGAAAACGGAAGAAAATGGGATGGTATATCTAGAGTCTCAAATGATTTATATAGAAAAAGGTTTGATGAGATTTTTGGTAAAAAAGAAAATGATGAATTAAAAGAAAGTTACAAACAATCTTTAAAAAATAAAAAGGAACGAGATGATAGAAAAAATTAAATCTAAATTTCAAGTGTGGTCTTTATATTATCGAACCGAGATAATTTGGTTTACGGTAGGATTTATAATTGGAGCATTGATTCTGTAACATGAAAAAGAGTAATAAATTCAATTATATACAAGGAAAACAGATCACGGACCACGAATCAGGGACCAGGGTTTATGAGATAGTTGGTACTAGACTTCCGAGCGTTACTACTGTATTAGGCGAGACCAAAGATAAACAATTTTTAAAAAACTGGAAGGCCAAAGTTGGAGAACAAGAAGCAGAACGAATTAAGAATCATAGTAGCAGGCGGGGAACAGCCATGCACAAGTTCATCGAATCTCATGTGGAAGGAATTGGCTACGATGATCTTACAACAATCGGACAAGAGGCGAAGCCCATGGCCCAGAAAATTATTGAAGTCGGTCTTACGCCAGTTGAAGAGTACTACGGGTCAGAAGTTATGTTACACTATCCTGGGTTGTATGCTGGGAGTACTGATTTCGTTTGTCTACATAATGGTCTTGAAACTATTGTAGACTTTAAACAATCTAATAGACCAAAGAAAGAAGAATGGATAGAAGATTATTATTTACAAATTTCAGCGTACGCTATGGCTCATGACCATGTTTACGGTAGCAAAATAAGACAAGGTGTGATAATGATGTGCACACCTGATTTATATTATCAGGAATTTAAGATTCAAGACGCCGATCTAAGGGCGTGGAAACACAAGTTTTTGAAGAGGCTAGACATGTATCATGAGTTGAAACACAGCGAAAAAGAGCAGGCAAACGTCCAGATTGTCGCAGAAGACTTCGGCAAATAAGGCGTAATTGTGTCACAAATGTGGCAACAATGTGTTCAAATCTAGTTTAGAATCATTCTAAGTACAGTTTGTATAGGTATGGCAAAAGTTTTATAAAAAAAAATAA